CCGGGATGTGCTTCTTGATCGTCATGTCAGGATCGCCGAAACGCACGAGAGCGACCTTGTCGCCCTCCTTGGCCAGGACAGCGAATTTCTTGTTCTCGCCCGGCGTGCGCTTGGGCTTGTTGTAGCCGGAGAACTTGTTGCCCTTGTAGTTGATCATTATTCCTTCGGCAATGCGTACCAACCCTCGTGGATTGTCACGCGGTTGCGGCTCTTGACGATGTTGCCGCTGGCATCCTTGGCCCAGACGCGGGCTTTGACCGATTCAGCCAGTCTGACGGGTTGTCCTGGCGGGACCATCACTACCCTTGTCGGGGTGCAGCCCAGCGGCAACAACACGAGCGGTAAGATCGTCGCGAAGACGATTGTCTTTCTGTCCGTCTTCAAGAGTTTGATCTTTCGGATTGAGGATCTTGTCGAGAGCCGCAGTGGTCATCCCCTGGGCTACGCTGGCTATTGGGTCCATGTTTTAGGAGCTTTGCGTGGAAGACTGCTGCCCAAGCGAAAACACCGGCCAGACCGCAGTTGAGCATGATCTCGCTCAGCGGCGGTGTCGATAGGGTCAGGCAGTTGAACAGCGCACCGGAGGCCGTCAGCGTCAGCGAGAGGCGCAGCACAATGCTGCCTGTCATCGGCCAGCGCCGGACAACACCGTCGGAGCGGTAGAGCATCACCATGAAAGCAGAGACGCCAGCGGTGAGGATAGCGCTGGCGACTGCATTCACGATGGTGATCGGATTCATTTCTTGTTGAACCTGTCGATGACGAACTCGACGCCGTGAAGCCCGAGGAACCCCATGATGAACGCCGCGGCGTACTGGGTGTTGCTGTTCTTCATGCTGAAGAAGTCGACCACCACCGGGGTCAGGTAGTTGGCCGAGAGAGTGCCGGCGAGTAGCGAGGTCAATGTGGTGAACCAGTTCTTGTGACCGTCCTTTTTCACAGTGACCAAGCTCCCGGCGAATCCTGCGACGAGAAGCCCGATGTTGATACCGAGATCGCGCAGGGTGTCCTTCATTTGGCCTTGTCCTCGGGCTGGGCGTCCTGGGCCTTGAGCGCGGTGAACATGGCACCGGCACCGCCGACAGCAGCGGCGATGGCACCGCCCATGTCACCGGCAATGGCCTGCTTGATGGCGACGGAGAGTGCTGCAAGCAGCACGGCCACGCCGCCGGCGGTTGTCTTCCAGTTTTTCATTCGGGCTTATGTTGCGCGGCTGCGGTTTCGAGGATTTCAACGAGCGGCAGTCCGACCTTCATGTTTTGGACGTTGCCGGCCTTCATACCAATGACCAGCAGCTCATAGAGCTGGTTGAATTGCTGGGGAGTGAGTTCGATCTTGATCATACGGTCGGAGTCTCAACAACGACGGGCTCCTCCGCAACCAAAACCGGTTCAACCTGCGGCAACATCGGAGGAACGATCATCACCGGAGGCAACCACGGCAGCGGCGGAGCGATGATCGGCGGGTTGATTTGATTCTCGATTTGGAGCGTCACGTTCGCCTCAATCGCGCTCTTATCGACTCCGTTGGCGTAGCACCAACCAAGCACCTGTTCCTGCGTGAGGTCAGGATATGGCGTGAAGCTACCAGACGGCGGAGCGAACGAGCAGGAGCCGTAGCAGGTGCCGCTGTAGTTATCCTGCGAACCGTTGCAACGCCAGTCGGCGGTGATGACAACATCAGTGAGCGTGCCTTCGGTCGGCTTAACGAGAAGGCATTCGATGATCCAAGAGATAGTGGGCATAGAATTAGGAGAGTCTGACTACGTTCCAAGAAACTGCTTGAGAGATTCCAGAAGTCTGTGTGGCTTGAATGTTTAATCCACTAGATGAAATTGAAATCCCAGTTGCGGAAGAAATAGCCGTAATTGCAACATTACCGCCATTTACTTTCACAATAGCCACAACGTGGTAAGCTGATGCTGAGCCTGCGCCGAAAAGATATGCGCTTAAAAGGTAGCTTGATTCTGTAGGAGCCGCAAAAAGTGTTACAGCAGATCCAGAAGCGGTTGATGCAGTGGTTCCGTTGATTGAACTGAAAACACCTCCAACGGTTTTGGTTGTATTAGAAACTGAACCAGCGGTACTCGTCGTCCCCACCAGCAAATTCCCGCTCGCATCGAGCGTCATCGCTTGGGTGAAGGTGATGGCGTTGCCAGCGGTGCCTCCGGGGGCGATGTACCAAGCATGAGTGCTTCCAGCGTTCGCACCAGTCACCTGATACAACGCAGGACCAACTCCTGTGTACTGATACAGCCAGTTGGTGTTGTCGAAATACGCACCGTGAGCGAATCGACTAGCAGTCGAACCGGCTCCAGTAGAGGAAACAGATGCAGTACCACCACCAACCTGAAGTGCTTTGCTGTTGCTTCCCCACGCACTCGGCGTAACCCCCACGCCGACGTTGCCGGAGGAGTCGATTTCCAAGCGAGTAGCAGAAGCCGTATCATCACGAATGAAGAAGCTGTTAGAAGCTCCATAAGCGGTGTCGGTTCGATTACCAATGAACCAGCTTCTGCTTCCAGTCGTTGTAAGGAACAACTGACAACCGCCAGCACCAGCACCACCAGATCGTCCGGTGATTGAAAGATTGCTATATGTGGTAGACCTGAAGTAACCGAATCCACCAGCTCCAACATCAACCTCAAGTTTTCCGACTGAAGGAACAACGCCCACGCCCAGCCCCGTGGAGTTCAGGGTCATGCGAGTGCCGCCTGCGCCGTCGTACCAAGAGAACACACCAAGCGGGGCAATGCGGTGCTGAGCCAGACCGTTGGCAAAGAACTCTACATAGCCATTGGTCCGGTTGTTGAACGTAATGTTGGCTCCATCGTGAATGATGTAACCTGTATCAGCACCGTTGATCGACAGATTGAGAATAGCACTGCTAGTTCCACCAATCGTCAAATTACCACGATTTGCGGCGGCATTTTGAGTCGAGCCAGTTCCAATTATGCTATTAGTTCCAGCCGTCAGAACGCCGGTGATGGTGGCGCTGGCGAGGGTGGCGGTGCCGCCGGAACCTAGGATCTGGTTGGTGGTGATCTTCTTGGTGGTGCCGGTGACGTCGACCACGGGCAACACATCGGTAGCCGGGGTCAGCGTCGTGATCGCGTTCAGTTGGGATATCTTAAGGTCTGCCATGTTAGTAGATTGCTAGAACGAGTTTACCGCCGTCTTCCTGTACTAGGAAATCACCGGCTTCAGTGAGTAGTGAATCGAATGTTCCGAAAGTGATTACGAGACGACCGCCGTCTTCCTGCACCAAGTAGTCGCCATTCTCGCAAAGCAGGTCGCGCCGCTCAATCGGAGGATCAGGCGGAATGCCGCCGCCTTTGATACGGCGGACAATATCTAGTCCCAGTCCTAGTCCGAGGCGAGGCATTGCTTAGGCGTACTTGCGGTTATAGGCCACAATGGAGCCGTTCGACACGGTGATAGAGGTCCACACACCGGGAAGCTCATCACCAGCCTGCAGCGTCACGCCGGCAGGGAAGTTGGTGATGTTGGAAGTGGTTGCTCCGAGGATCGTGATCTCAAGAGCATGAATGGTCTGCCAGTTTCCGGTCACAGTTCCGGATGCGCTGGAGATGTAGGTGCCGCCGTACTCGCCGGCTAGCTGACGATTGGATCCAACATTCATAATGCGAACTTCTGACTACTGCGTTTTGTGCCACCGCTCCATCCAACCTGCAAGCGTGTAGCCCCGCAGCGCACTCGCACCTCGGGGTTATCCCGCTCGACCTCTTTCAAAAACTGGGAATCCTTCCAGCAGTCGTACCCGTACTTGGTGCCCCAGGCATGGTACAGGGTGGGGTCGATACGCATCCGCAGGCGCCCGATGCCGTCGATGGCGCGGGTCTCCCTTTCGGAGTCTTTGGCGATGCGCTTCTGCTGGATGCCGGCCTGCACCCAGTCCTTCTGGATGCCGCTTTCGAACTCCTTGATGACCGCACGGCGCAGTTCGCCGGGCAGGTCGTTCAGTGCGTTGCCGATCACTGAGGAAGCATTCTGATGCATAGACAGAGAAAAGGGGAGGCTGCCGGGTTTGTCCAGCAACCTCCCCGTGTTTGGAGCAATTAGCTCGCGCCGTTGAACATACCAAAGCCGCTCGGGTTCTTCACCACGAGACCGGCAATGGCCTCGACGAGGCGGGCAGGGCCGCCGCCGGCGTCAGGCAGATCCTTGACCTGCGGCAGCTTGGCGTAGCGAACCTCGACCATGTCCATGGGGATGACGTAGCCCTTGAAGGCCTGGGCTGACAGAGCAGTGCTGTTTTTACCTCCCAAAAAGGTCGTGGGATGTAAAATTAGCCGGCCAAAGTCCCCTTCAAAAAGATCGATTGAGGATTTATAGGTATCGCTCGCAATTTCTTGATTAAACGTGCGGATGCTTGTGGCAGCGATGGCGTTGTTGTTGCCAATCTCGGTGGTGCGCGAAGAGGTGAGGTTGGTGAACGCACGCTTGAGCGTGGTGCCCAAGATGCAATCGTAGTCCCGGAAGGTGCCGGTGGCGCTGTAGACGGCAGTCAGCACGTTCTGGGCGGTGGCCTCGGTAAAATTAGCGGAGGCCGTGGTGTCGACAGCGCCGGAGGCAGGCAGGAAGGGTGAACCCGAAGCGCACGCGCCGATGTTGGAGGCGTTGGTGCTGTTCAACCAGTTACCGAGGGAACCGGTCAGGTAGGCATTGGTCGAACCGTTGTCGGCTTGGGCGGCCTGGTTGGTGCACATGAAGGTCGACTCCATGTCGCGCTTGATCTCAACAAGCTTCTTGGCAATGCCGTTGGCCAACTCATCGGTCACACCAGCGACGTCCTGAGTCTCGGCAATGAAACCGATGCGCAGGTCGCGGCGGAAGGCCTGGCCGTAGTTGTTCAAACGGGTCCGGTTGACCACCGGGTTGGAGGCACTGGCAACGGTCACATCAGTGCCGTCGACAACGCCGGCAAGCACGGGGGCGCCGTAATTGTCGACCTGCCAACTGAACTGCATATTGCCGATGTCACGGCCCTTCGGGGCCATGGACACGAACGGGGTCGACTTGGCATCGACGATGGCGATGTAGTCCGCCAGATCTTCACGAGCGGCGGAGGTGGAAGCGAGCGGCACAGAGCCGCCCTGGTTGGGCTGAAGTAGGGGCATGGTTTAGAGCATCCTTTTGAGTACTTGGGCTAATTCGGTGGTCGTCCCGGACTTTCGGAACTGCGACTTGGCGTTGTCCAGGCCGACCTTGGCCGCATCTTTCTTTGCAGGGATGGCGGTGGGTCGACCGGGCTGACTGGGTGCCTTGGCCAGTGGGCGGGTGGCAGATGGCTTGCCCTTGGCGGACTCCTGTGCCAAACGCAATTTGCGCCCGGCAATGAAGTCACCGACCAGCACCTGGTACTCCGGCAGTGAGGCAATCTGCGGCAGTTGCCGCAGGACGGCCTGCGCCTCGGTGTACTCGGTAGCCGAACGGTCTTTCCAC